ATGGACGATAAAGTTATTGTTGCCACTTATGGGGTTGCTGCTGTTGGTATCAACATTCCTCGTGTTTTTAACCTTGTGCTTATTGAGCCCGGTAAGAGCTTTGTTAGGGTCATCCAAAGTATCGGGCGTGGCATTCGCAAAGCGGAAGACAAAGACTTCGTCCAAATCTGGGACATAACAAGTACCTGCAAGTTTGCCAAACGGCATTTAACTAAAAGAAAGCAATTTTACAAGGAGGCTAACTACCCATTCATCGTTGAAAAGACTGATTGGCAGTAATTTATGTATATACTAACCCTAGAAAACACAGCGTATGAGATGAATGAGATTCCGGATGAAGTTGAAGATCTACGTTTCGCTATATTAGATAATAGCGATCCAAAGAATCCTGACTACTTCTTTATTCCATTGATCTTTTTAGAATCATTTAATAGTCCTGCCTTGGTATTACGCATTGGTGGTAACCTAGTTAAAATGCCTGTGGATTGGCAGATACTCATCGGCGAGCCAGACTTTGGTGATTTAGAAGTTATACCATTGACCAGTATCAATGATCGTGGATTTAGCGTGTTCTGTTTTAATCCCTTAGACAGTTTTAAACCAGAGTTTCACCCGATCGAGATCGTGGATATCTACCAAGATGTCAAATGGTATTTTCCAAAACTACGCCCAGGACAGATGTTAGCTGTGCCAATCAATGATAGTGACCATCCACTGTGTGCTTATTTTGTTAAAGACATATCACGTCAAAGCGAAGTAGTTGACTACGGTAAAATATGGTAAAGAAAGGATTAACGATGTGGAGACTTTGGGCCAAGGCTCTTGGGCAAAAAGAAGGTATCACTGACAATGAAGCAGATGTTGTTGCGGCAATTAGGACAGCGATAGTAGCATTATATATCGTTACCAACCTGTTTATCATAGCAGGTATCTTGAGACATTGGAATGGGTAACTTAAAACCAGGTGCAACTTATATCTATGAAAGCTCAGACAGCGGTGAAACAGTCTATGCCCGAGAGATGGGTGCACCACCAGAATCTCGTATAATGATTGGGCAAAGCTGGCTAGCTAAAGAACAGATAGAAAAGCGTATGTGGGCTGAAATATACCCAAAAAGAAATCTAAATCCAGCCTTGACAGAAGCTGTAGAAAAATGTATAATTATATATAAGCTCTCGGAGGAAAATAACGATGGCATTTAACCCACAACAATTTAAACAGAAAAAGAAACGAGCAGTTGATCCAAATGCTCCGCCACGCCCAAATCTGTTGTCACATGATAAGACCATACGTGAAGGCCAACAGGCCTTCACACAGCTAGAAGATCGTGTGCAGAAACAAGCAGAAGAGATCGCAAGATTGAAATCAGATTATGCTAACATACAACAGAGCGTGGCACATATCTTAAACTATCTACGTAAAGGTCGCTAGTGAGTAATACAGATCCATTATATATTGGTAACGAAATGGCGGCATTTGATCGAAAAGATCGTGCATACTATGACAAGTTTACAGATGAACAGCGTAAGAGCTTTTCAACTTATCTAATGCTCAAGTATGGTGCTAATGTAGGAGGCAGTGCAGACATGCAGGCCTATTACTTGATGGCCACCAATGAGCGGGTGAATAAAAACTTCTTTGACATTAACAAGCATACCAAACTACAGTGGTTGTGTTGCACTAGTGTGAGCCCGCAGATGGGTAATCAATTTCACTATTGGTTAAAAGGTAAAAAGAAAGAAGGTGATAACAAAAGTCAAAAGTTCTTGGCTAAGTTATATCCCACAATGAAATCAGACGAAATAGATCTATTGGCAAAAATCAATGATAAACAAGATATTGCAGTCATGGCACGAAACCTCGGACTTGATGACAAATCAATTAAAGCCGAGCTATAAGTGTCGATATTGTAGCAAAGAGTTCCGCAAGGAGTCTACTCTTGCGGCACATCTGTGCGAAGAAAAGCGACGTTGGCAGGAAGAAAAAGAAACTGGTGTGCAGTTTGGCCTACAAGCATATCTACGTTTCTATGAGTTAACACAAGGATCAGCTAAGATGAAATCATATAGTGACTTTGTGGCTAGTCCTTATTATCGTGCGTTTGTCAAGTTCGGACGACACATGGTAGGTATACGTGCTGTGAATCCTAAGATGTTCATTGACTGGGTGATTAAAGAAAACAAGAAACTTGACCATTGGACACACGAGCGAGTCTACTTAGAATACCTTAGAATATACATGCGCAAGGAAGCAACGCAAGATGCCCTTGAGCGTGCTTTTAAGGAAATGCAAGACTATGCAGATGAACATGGAGAATTTAAGAATGGATTTAGTGATTACTTTAGGTTTGGCAATGCTAATCGCATTTGCCATCATATCGCTAATGGTAGGATTAGTCCTTGGATTGTGTTTAATTGCACTAGCGGTATTGAGTTTTTGGATCAACTCAATGACGATCAGATTTCAGTTATTCTGCCTTGGATAGATCCAGAATATTGGCAAAGGAAATTTCAAGATTATGTGGCGGACACTGAATGGATAAAAAGCATATTACAGGAAGCAAAATTATGATCGCTGATGAGCTTAAAGTATTATTTGATGAGTTGAAAACAGAACTAGTATCTGTTAAATCAGAACTGATTTTACTTAATTATGACATCCAACAGGCTAGGATTCAGCTAGACAGGATAGAGTATGCGATCAATAATCCACCGCAAGCACCAGATCCTAAAAATTACACCATTGAGAAACTATGAAATTTCGCAGTGACATCGACATAGACTTTGCTGATCGTCAACAGGTATTGAACTTGTTAAACGTCACACCTGCTAGCATCATACGTGATGGTAAGTTAGTCAAGCACAATACAGGTGTGTATGCCACAGATATACCCGTAGATCCTTTTGTAGGATCAGCGAGTTTAGATTATAACGACGCAGAAGATCGTGGTTACATGAAACTAGACTTACTAAATGTCCATGTGTATAAACAAGTTCGAGATGAAACACATTTGATCAAACTCATGCAGGAACCAGACTGGACTCGATTATATGATCCTGCGATTTGCAGTCAACTAATACACATCAACAATCACTATGATACCTTGCTTAAAATGCCAGAGCCCGTGGACTCTATCCCACGCTTGGCTATGTTCCTAGCAGTTATACGTCCAGGTAAAAGACACCTAATAGGTAAAAGTTGGAAGGATGTTGCGATGACTGTGTGGGATAAGGTCGAAGGTGAATATAGTTTTAAGAAAGCACATGCGATCGCCTATGCTCAATTGGTAGTGGTAAATCTTAACCTACTTTGCGAATCAATGTAATACTACGACGCTTACTGCGTTTCTGTGATATTTCCTTAAGACTTATGTAAGGACCATGTTTGATTTCCACGTCCTTGCTGTTGAATGTTTTCAAACAGACTCTAAATTCTACCCAATCCTGCTTTAAAAACACATTAATAGGTACTAGCCTGTTACTTTCCCACCACCATTGATCTGCTAGTTCTAAAAACAGGCTTTTTTGTTCTAAGGTGCGCAGAGCCGCAAAATCATAGATAGTAGTGATAACTTCGTCTGAATTCTGTATAATCCCTATATAGTCATTACCGCCATAGGTCAGGAAGCTGATAAAAGGGTATTGATCTAAGAGTTTCTTGTAACTGTCTTCCATAGGAACCGCGATAAATATACTAAAGGATCAAGCAAAATTGCCAATAATCACAAGTTATTTATATGAAAATAAATTCACCGTCCAGATTTTGGAAGATGATCCTACCATTAAAACGAGGAACCGTGTCGTGTATCAAAGACCAATAGAAATCTATCGTGGTGCAGATAATCCTGTAACCATCTACTTTAAGAATCAAGATCAAAAAGCCGCTAATATCGCTGGAGTTACGTTCCAGGGCTATATCATTGATTACTTAAAAGGCAACGTAGTAGCCAACGTGGCTGTTACTGTCAGCAATGTCTCAGCCGCAACTGCTAATGTCATGCTTACAGACAGCTTCCTTAACACACTTCCTCAGAACAAATACAAACTGGCATTCTTAAAGAGTGACGGCACATTTAACACTCCGGTGTATGCTGATGATAATTTTAAAGTCTATGCTGAAATGAACATCAATCCAGCATACAACACAGACATGTTTACTACCAGCACTACTGACTACAGTGGTGACGTTGACCTAGGCACAATATAAATGGCATATCCTTCACCACGCAGACTACAATTAAGACGAGGTAACGCTAGTGCTGTTTCCAGTTACCTAGGTTACGCAGGGGAACTAGTAGTTGATACTAGTGCCTGGACCTTATACGTGCATGATGGTGTCACTGTGGGTGGGTATGCGGCTACGGTAAACACAGCCAGCATCAGTGGTAATATAAATTCTATCTTAAACGGCACAGCGGTATTTGGCAACATTATCCCCAGTGCTAACGCAGTTTATAGCCTAGGCAATATCACACATCAATGGAAGAGCCTGTTCGTCAGCAACAGCACTATCTATGTAGGTGGTGTTCCGTTAAGCATTGACACTACTGGCAATCTAACAGTCAATGGCAACATTATTCCTACCATAGCATACGTTAATGCATCAGTAGCTAACGTCACAGTTGATCTAAGTGCTTATGCGCTAAATGCCAATGTCACAGCAGCCAACGTTGGAATGAAGGGTTACGTAGATCAAGCTAACACTATTCAAAGTAGTCAACTTACTAGTGCAAACTTAGGCATCATTGGCTACATTGATCGTGCTAATACTATCCAATCAGCTCAGGTAGGTGCGGCAAACTTAGCTATCACAGCAGCCAATGTGGGTATGAAGGGCTATGTTGATCTAGCCAATACTATACAGTCAGCGCAGTTAACAGCGGCCAACACTGCTTGGGCGGCTAATGCCAGTGCCCAACAAACACTAATTTACAACTTACAGTCCAGTGCCTACAGTAATTCAAATGTCACAGCATTTTTAGTCAGTCATACAGATCAGACCATTGGTGGTAATCTAACCATCCAAGGTAACCTAACAGTCAACGGCAATGTGACCTACATCAGCGTTAACAATCTGGTCATTGGTGACAATATCATCAATCTCGCTGACTTAAATCCTGCAGACAGTCTCGACCTAGGATTTGCGGCACATCGCACACCTAGCGGACAACCAATGCAACATACTGGTCTGATCAGAGATGCCAGTGCTAATCAATGGCGCTTATTCAGCAACGTGGTTCCAGCACCTGGTACCACAGTAGACTTTACCAATGCCATATATGATGATCTACAGCTAGGCAATATCACATCACCTACTATTGACAGTTTAACTCTAGCCAACACAATACAATCAC